GAAAACAGAGATAACCTTTTATCTGTGTTAAGGCATATTGGTGGCAGTATCAAACGTCCAGGTGGCATGGAAAAACACAACACAGGCGTTTATATACAGCCTATACCCCATGATCCGCTTACTGGGTTGAGCAACATAGATCACAAAGAAGCAGAAGGTATTGGTTACTTTAAATTAGACGTTCTTAATAATAGTGTGTACAAAGGCATTAAAACAGAAGGTGAACTAGATGACCTTTGTACCATGGAACCGATGTGGAATCTATTTGGACATAAAGAAATAGTAGAACAACTATTTCATATTAATAATCATTATGATATTGTGTCGCAACATCTACCAACAAATATAGAACAACTTGCTATGATATTAGCAATGATAAGACCTGGTAAAAGGCATCTAGTAGGTAAAAGTTGGGAAGAAATACAATCGCAGGTATGGGTGAAGCCTGATAATGATTCTTACTTCTTTAAAAAGTCACATGCGTATAGTTACGCAATGGCTATAATTGTACAATTAAATAAAATTGTTACTGATCTTTCTTAACTAACTGAATAGTTCGTCTTTTAATTCTTTTCTTAACTATTTTTTGAATGCTTGTAACTGGCCCAAATTGTATCTCAACATCCTTATTATTAAACGTCCGTAAGCATCTTCTAAAAAGTTGCATTTCTTGAAATAAAAATATATCGATTGGTATTTGTCTGTTTGATTCCCACCACCATGTTTCTGCCAATGAAACAAATTCCTTTTTCTCTTCTGGTGAGCCTAATTTATTATAGTCGTAAAAAGAAGTTACAGTATTGTCTTGATTCTGTACTATGCCAAAATAATCCTTTCCACCAGATGTTATCATAGTGAAGAATGGAAAATTTTCTTCTATCTCTTTTTGGTCCTGCATAGAATTTATTTATAAAGAAAATGATAAATATTAAGGAAGGAATGAGCATGTATGAGCAGTATAACACTATATTCTTACAGAATAAACGAAATAGACCTTGTAAAAAAGCAAGAAAACCTTTTTCTGGATAATAAAACTATGAACAAAAAAGAATTTGTAGCACACAAAGGAATGGATAATAAATTTTTTATTAACCTACGAAATCAAGATAGAAAATTACAAAACGTTTACAACACTGAAATAAAAGCAGACGTTATTAAGTATGCTAACAACGAAAGAGTTTTAACTAAGTATGCTAAACCATTATTAGAAAAAGGACAAGCAGAACTTTTATTGTCTGAAGCAGACTTAAATACATTAAGTCCGGGTCAGTATAAGATTTCATTTAAGTTTTTAGAAGAAGACGGCACAACAACACCAGTGTTTTCAGATTATAATGGTGGTGTACTATGTACGTTAATGATAAAAGAAGATGCTAATCCTTCACCAGTAGCAACTCAAGTTGCTAATGTTTGGAATCAAACTAAAAATACCAATAGTGGCGATGCCGCAAATGTATTCACAAGCGGTTCTTTTACTGGTAATAAAACATACAATTTCAACAATGCTAATCACACTATTGGCATATACACAACTAGTTTCACTGGTAATGTGTATGTAGAAGGCAGTCTAGGACTTGAAGCACCTTCAAGTGATGATTCTAATTGGGCCAGTATAGCAATAGTAAATAACTTAGATAGAATACCTTTAGCAAATGTATCTGGTCCTACTTATTATAATTTTACTGGAAATTTTAACTATTTAAGATTCAAGTATTCACCAAGTTCAGCAAATTCAGGATCATTCGATAAAATTCTTCTAAGAAATTAAATACAAGTATGCACATTTTAAACGATGGCAAACATGCCTTTGTATTTCCGCCTCGGTGCGGCACTAGATGGATCGCTTCGGAACTATACGAACGCGGCATGTTAAATACTAAAGGTCCACATCACGATTTTAGATTTGAAGAAGCAGACGTAAAAATTTTTATGTTTGTGCGAGATCCGTTTACACGAGAAAGAAGCATACATAGATGGCTTGCTGAAACAAAGAAGATAGAATTAGATACTTTTACATTTGAAGATTATATAGATAGCGAATGGTTTGAATTAGAACCAAGTTGGTATTCAAGGTATGGAGATTTAAACAACTTAGTACAGCACATCGACATAGCAGATATTAATATATTTTTCAAAGAAACGTTTGATATCGAATTACCACAATATGATAACTTGTATCATATGGTTGACGATAATCGCAATGACAGTGATATCTTTAGCAATCCACATATAGTAGAAAAAATCCTACAAAAATACCACGAAGATTTAAAACATATAAAATTTGACTTGACAAAGTACATCTAATCACGTATAATAAGAGCAATGGAGCACTCTGACGCAATACAACAGGTACACGAGTTACTAACATCTCATATACCGCATAAGCATAAAAAGACACCTGCTGGTTGGGTAACTTTTAGTTGCCCTATGTGTAACGATAGAAGAGGTAGAGCAGGTGTAATTGCCACTGGTCCTAAGATTGCGTATAACTGTTTTAACTGTGGCTTCTCTACAGGATGGAGTCCTAGCAAAAAGATTGGTAAAAAGTATAAGGACTTAGTTGTAAAGTTAGGCGCAACTAATGAAAGTGTAAAGAAACTTGTACTAGAACTTATGAAGATCGAAGAATTTGATAACGAAATCGACGATATTGTAATAAACTATGAAAAATTTAAACCAGTAGAATTACCAAATGCTATTAGCCTAAACGATGTTCCTAAATTACCATATAACAAACCACACAATGACATATTAGAATATGCTTACAGCAGAGGTTTATTAAAAACACAATATGATTTCTTTGTATGCGATGATTTGATGATGAAAAATAGATTGATAATACCATTCTATTACAATCAAGAAATGGTAGGCTATGTAGGTAGGCATATAAATCCACCTACAAAAGAAACACCTAAGTATATAAACAATAGTCAAAGCGGATATGTGTTTAACATAGACAAATACATTTACTCAGATAGAAAAATTGTTGTTGTAACAGAAGGTGTAATCGATGCTATACTTATAGATGGCATAAGTGTACTAGGTAATAGCATGAATGAAAGACAGATACAACAGATAAATTCATTAAATAAACGGGTAATACTTTGTCCTGACAGAGATGCTCCAGGTAAAGAATTGATAAGGCAGGCCGCTGACCTAGGGTGGGAAGTAAGTTTTCCACCTTGGCACACTGATTGTAAGGATGTCGGCGATGCGGTTACCAAGTATGGCAGACTTTTAACCTTATCAAGCATAATTAAACATACAGTATCGAATGAAATTAAAATTAAAGTACAGAGCAAAATGCTATGAGTGAAATTAAAGACTACGGAGAAGATATACAAGAATTGTTTCTAAGATTCTTAGTTACTGATCCTGATGTATTTGTAAGGGTAAACAGCATTGTTGAGCCTTACATGTTTAATAGAAAATATAGAGAAGCAGTAGAGTTCTTAAAAGATCATGCTGGTAAGTATGCTAGTATTCCTACACTCGAGCAGTTAGAAGCAGTTAATGGTATAAAACTTAAACCAGTTGAAGACGTCCATGAAAGCCATATGAATTGGTTTATGGATGAATTTGAAACTTTTTGTAGACACAAAGCATTAGAAAAAGCAATACTGGACAGCACAGACTTATTAGAGCAACATGACTATGGTAGTGTAGAAGCACTTATCAAAGAAGCAAGTGGTGTTGGCTTAGTTAGTGATTTTGGTTTAGATTATTATGAAAATCCCAAAGAAAGACTACAATGGATTAAAGATCAAGCAGGAGCAATAAGCACAGGCTGGAAAAACTTTGATCAAAAATTGTATGGCGGACTTAACAGAGGCGAACTTACAGTATTTGCTGGTGGTTCAGGAGCAGGTAAGAGTTTGTTTTTACAAAACTTAGGTGTAAACTGGAGTCAAGCAGGACTTAATACAGTATATTTAAGTTTAGAGTTAAGTGAACAACTGTCAAGTATGCGTATTGATGCTATGGTTAGTGAGTATGCCACCAGAGATGTTATGAAAAACATGGATGATGTGGACTTAAAAGTGCGAATGAAAGGCAAAGGTGCTGGTAAATTCCGCATAAAACAGATGAGTAATGGTGTAAATGCTAACGATATTAGGTCGTTTATTAGAGAATATGAAATACAAACAGGCATCAAAGTAGACGCATTGTTAGTAGATTACTTGGATTTGATGATGCCAATTAGTGGAAAAGTATCACCAAGTGACTTGTTTATTAAAGACAAGTATGTATCTGAAGAATTGCGTAACTTAGCAGTAGAATTAAACATACTGTTAGTAACAGCATCGCAGTTAAACAGAGGTGCTGTAGAAGAAATAGAATTTGACCATAGTCATATTGCTGGTGGTATTAGTAAAATACAAACAGCAGACAATGTTGTAGGTATATTTACAAGTAATGCTATGCGAGAACGCGGTAGATATCAGATACAGTTTATGAAAACAAGGTCTAGTAGTGGTGTTGGCAGTAAGGTAGACTTAAAGTTTAATCCAGAAACATTGCGTATTGAAGATTTAGACGATGAAGAAGAGTCATACGACACAATGCAGACACAAACACTGGTTGCTGGACTACAACGTTCATCTGCAATTAGAACAGAAGAGGCAGAAGAAGATACACAAAGTATCGATAATACCAAACTTCAAGGTTTGGCACTTAGAGACTTACTCAAGAAAAAGTGATTATTTGATAAATATGCTTAAAGCAGGAATGAGATTATGTCAATAACAAAAAAATCGATACTAGATGAACTTAATTCAGTTGTCTCTGAAAGAAACAAATTAGATGTTGTAGCAACACGTGGTAATCATATTATCAAAAGTGCTATAAACTTAATTCAACTTATAGAAGAAAATTTTGACGACTCTCAGGCTTTGGATTTACAACGCAGATTAGTAAATTCTATCAAAGGTAGAAAGCCAGAACGTTTTGCTAAAGGCGTTCAAATAGTAAAAGAGTCAAAAAATGAAGATATTTGAAGTAACAAGTTTACAAGAAGCGGCTCCACCGCCATTTATTTCACAAGAAATGATAAAAGGCACTGGCGAATATAAAGGCCAAGGCAAACTTCCTGTTACAGCAGTAAAAGTTGTTGGCACAGATGCCGAAGATCTCGAATTGGATGGTGCTCCTATAAAAGGAAAACTTTTTGTAATAGGAGATTGGCAGAACTGGGACCAACAAAAACAAGCAAGTCATTTTTACATAAAACTTCCAAGTGGTATGCTACAAAGAGTCGATGATAAAAAATTCTCTACAAGTGTAGTTAGTGCGATGGACGTCGCTAATCAACCACCTGGTTTTAAAGATCGAGTAAAAGGCAAAGTATCAAGTTTCCTTGATCCCAATGACCCTGAACGTGCTGGGTACAATGTACTGCAAAAGCCTGGTGCTTTAACTGGTAAAACAGCAACAACAGTAACAAGAGGCCTAGCAGGAATAGACAATCTCGGACGTAAAGTTGTTGACTACTTTAGATCAAAAGGAGATTCAGGAGGCACGCCGCCCAAGGATACTAAAAATACTGGGCCTGGTTACAGGACCACAGACTATCATAATTATAGTGACGGCGAACAACCTACAGGACCTAGATCGGGTGGTAGGCAAAAAGGCGGAAAGAGCCAAACTGATAGTGCTAAACGACAACGCGAGTTAAGAAGGATTAAACAATTACAGTCAGGGGATATTGTCACGTACACATACGGTGATAACAAAACTGGAGAAGGAGAGTTAAGGGGATATAATCCACAAAATAAGAAAGAGTTTGTATTAAAAATGGTCGACCCATTTAATCCTAATGCTCCAAAAGATCCTATGGGGAACCCATTAGTATCAGTTCCGACAAATCTAGTCTTTAAGAAACAAGGCTCCAAATTTGATCCCGTAAAAGGCTGGCAGAAAAGAGGAGATCGAGAGGATCAAACTCCTCGAAACCAAAAATGAGAGCAGTAGATCTAACAAGACAGTATATTAAAGAATGTGTCATTCATCACCGACTTGATGAAGCAAAGAATACACATCTAGAACATCTAGAAGATTTAATTTTTAATGATGGACTTCCGGGCGGTAAAGCCGCTATTAAACATTTAGTAGGCTTTTATGAAATGCTCAAAGGGAATGCCAAAAGTAAATTTAACCTAACAACAAAATGGGACGGTGCTCCGGCTATATTTGCTGGTATTGATCCTGCTGATGGTAAATTTTTTGTAGGTACAAAAGGTGTATTCAACAGAAACCCTAAATTAAATAAAAGTTTAGCAGACATCAAATCAAACCATCCAGACAAAGTTGTAAAAGGCGAAACAAAAAGTGCTGAAGGACTTAGAAAAAAACTAGCAACAGCATTTACTAATTTACAAAAATTAAATTTTACAGGTGTTGTACAAGGTGACATGTTGTTTTCCAAAGATGATATAGAAACAGCAAACATTAAAGGTGAAGAATACATTGTGTTCAAACCAAACACTATTATATATGCTGTACCTAAGAACAGCGACTTAGCAAAAGAAATATTATCATCAAATATGGGTATAGTGTTCCACACAGAGTATGTAGGTGGCCCGACACTATCAGATATGAATGCTAAATTTGGTTATGATGCTAGTGCCTTAGGCGACGGTAGTAATGCCGGAGTATGGTACAGAGATGCTATAATTAAAGATTACTCCGGGCAAGTAACAATGACAGCAGAGGAATCAGATTCTCTTAAGTCAGCAATAGAAGATGCTAATAAAAATTTATCTAAAATGGGTAATTTAGAATTTTTAAAGAATAACGAGTTTGGTCAAAACTTAAGAGATAGAATCAAAGCAAGTGTAAACAAAATTATCAGAGACCAAGGCGAGTTTGAAAAGGATCCTAAAACATTTGCTACAGCATTTATGAATGATTATAAAACAGCAATGAAAAAAGCAATCGAGGCAGTAAAAACAGATAAGACCAAAGTTGCTAAAACAAAAATGATGCTTGATGGCATTAAATTTTTAGAAGACAACACTAATGAAATTGTAAGTGCGTATATTGTTTACTTAGATCTAATTAGAGCAAAAGAAATGATTGTTAAAAAATTAGCAAATATAAGACAAATAGATACATTTGTACAAAACGCACAAGGTGACTATG